ACACAAGAAGCCGGTAAAACATTTTCATCATTACAACAAGAAATGATTGGAGTTAGTGATGCTTTTGGTTTATTTTATGATAGTGCGTCAGGTAAATTAAAAGATTTAAGTTCAATTGGTGGGGGATTAGTTGATATTATTGGTAAAAGTTTAGGTGAATATTTTGAACAACAGACGGCGTTACTTGGAAAAGTTAATACTGAGGCCGGTCTAACAGGACAATTATCAAAAGATTTTAGAGAAGAAATAACCAAAGCTAACCCAAGATTATTACAACTTGGTATTAGTTTTGGTGAATTAGCAGAATCGGCAACTAAATTAGTTACACAAACAGGTAGGTTTGCATTAATTAATCAACAAACCTTTGAAAGAGCCGGAGAAATCGCCGCCGCATATGTTGGTAATTTACAAGATTTGGTTGCAATGTATCCCGAATTTGAAAAAGTAGGTTTGGGTGCTGCAGATGCACAAGAAAAAATATCCGAAGCGGGTAATCGTTCTTTACAATTAGGTTTAAGAGCACAAACAACAACATTAGAATTATCAAGAAGTATAGGTAAACTAAATGAATATGGTTTTAAAAACGGTATTAATGGTCTCTCTGATATGGTTAGAAAGGCTACCGAATTTAGAATGAGTATGGAGGAGACTTTTAAAATTGCTGAAAAAGTGATGAGTCCAGAAGGGGCAATTGATTTATCGGCGAATTTACAAGTTTTAGGTGGAGCTATCGGAGATTTCAATGACCCACTTAAATTAATGTATATGGCCACAAATAATGTGGAAGGATTACAAGACGCATTAATCGGTGCTGCCGGTGGTTTAGCAACATATAACACAGAACAAGGTAGATTTGAAATTACGGGGGTTAATTTGAGAAGAGCTAAGGCTATGGCCGATTCTTTAGGAATTAGTTACCAAGAATTATCAAAAGGTGCAATAGCCGCCGCTGAAAGAGGTTCCTCGGCTGGAGAATTATTATCAAGAGGTTTACGATTAGACGAAGACCAACAAAGATTCATTACCAATTTGGCCCAAATGAAAGGTGGTCAAATGACCATCGAATTACAAAGTGAATTTTTAAAAGAAAAATTTGGTAAAAATGAAATTGCGTTAAAGGATTTAGATGAGAATCAAGCAAGACTATTAATGCAATATCAAGATGAATTCAAACAATTAAGTGAAAACGATATTGTACGAAATCAAGCAACTGCTATTGAAAACATTAAAAGAGACGTCAATTTTGTTGCTGCATACCTAAGATTACAAGGAGGTAGAGCTGCGGAGGCCGCAGGAAATATTGCAGGTTTTGATTTAAAAAGTATTGCAAAAGAAACCCAAGAAATGGGTAGAAATAGTGTCGAATGGTTAGGTGAGATGGAGACCATGTTAAAAAATAAATTTAACATTGACCTTAAAATGAAGACGGCTGATGTTAGATTTGGTGATGCGAGTGGTAATATGACACTTGAAAAACAAAAAGAATTAGAAAATAAGAAAAAACAAGAGTCCCAAACACAACAACAACCACAAAAAACAGTAGTTGAACATCAATTAACACTGAAACATACCCAACCTGTGATGGATGCTGTTGAAAGAAGTATGACAAGTTCCCAATCAATATGGAATGACGTACTTAGTAGACAAGAAGGAAGTTTCTTATATCCTTATACGTCACAATAATTTTTTAATTATACCTATTTATTAGTAAAAGAAAATAATGCCAACATACTTAGATTTTGATTCAACAAAAAGATTTAGAGATTTTATCTTAGGTAAAACTTTGAACCAACCAAATGGTCCTCAAACATATACCTCAGGTAATTATTCTATTCAAAATTTAAGTGACACAGCAAACATTGAATTAGGTAGTGTTGATGACAATAGACAAACCCAACTAACACAAGTATCAAATGGTAATGTATATAAACCATTAGAATATTCAGTAAGAGAAGAATTAAACACATTACCAAGAAGAGCTAATTTATCATTATACCCTTATTTTGAAATACAAGACCATACTTTAATAGGTGTATTTAATCAAAATAATTTAGATAGGGAATCTGAATTAATGAGGTTTGCTGGTAGATATCTATCGAGCTCTGACGGACCTGTATTATCTAGAGTTGCACAAAATATAAGTGCATCAACAAACGGTAGAGTTAGATTATTAGATGCTTTAAACGGTAACACCGCAACAGCATCTAATATTATTACAGGTAGAGAACCATTGGTCGAACCAAATAATAAAATAACAGTTGCAAAAACATTACCCGGAAAGGTAATTGACTTTGTTCAAGTTGCCGCAGGTTTAACATTACCATGGTCTGAAATACCGGGTGATTATTTAACTGACCCAAGAAACCCAATTAATATAAGACCTGTTGCTAATACCGAGTTAGGTAAAGTTTTTCAGGATGCTACAGGTGCATTAGGTTCATTATTAGGAATACAAAGAAGACCACAACTTTCAAGAAAACCATCAGATTTATTGATTGAATATATGGGAGATGGTCAAAAATCTGTACTATACGATAATTTATCATATTCAAAATATGCACCGAATTATACAACAACCGCTAGGTCACAAAACAGTTCAAAAATATTCAACTTTGTTGACCAAGCCGCTCAAGGAGTGAAAAACTTATTAGGTGTCGAAGCACCAAGGGGTGTTGCATATATTGGTGATGACAGAGGTAACGATGTTAAGTACGCCATGAACGATTTTAACGATAGAACCGTTCGTAGTAATTATTACTTAAGTTTAATGTTTGACCCAGTTCAAGCCGAATTATTCCAAAGAAAATTAAATGTTAGTGAAGGTGGTGGATTAGGTGGTAAATTAACTTGGATTAGTTCTAAATCAAAAAATAAATTAGGAGTAAACAATAAAGAATGGGATAGTCAACAAACAGAAATATCTGATTCACTTTCTAATAATTTTTCATTTAGAGAAGATTCCATATTAGGATATACACAGGAAATTTTAGAAACACTACCAACAGATGGTGGTGCATCACGTTCACATGTTGCAAATGTTATTGACCAAACAAGTAGAGTCTTTAGAGAGGGTGATGTATTAATGTCAAGAGGTTCTGCGGTAAAATATACGGATAAATTCACAGGAGAAGAGAGTGGGGTTGAATTTTGTAGAGTATGGACTAAAGACAGGTCGTACTTTAATTATTCTGACACAATGAAACGAACGGGTAATATTAGAAAGTTTGACGGTAGTGTGATGTCAACTCCTTGGAATTTAAACATTGCACCAATGTCTAATGGACAACGTGATTTTGCCGGTAGTACGAATATGGCTAAAGGTGTTGATGGGTTTTATGCTAAAAAATACATGTTTTCAATTGAAAACTTAGCTTGGAAATCATCGAATACACCGGGTTTTACTGTTAATGATTTACCATATTGTGAAAGAGGTCCAAATGGTGGTAGAGTTATGTGGTTCCCACCTTATGATTTAAAGGTGAGTGAACAAAATAATGCACGTTGGGAATCAAATACATTTTTAGGAAGACCAGAACCAATATACACATATCAAAATACGGAAAGAAGTGGTCAAATATCATTTAAAGTTGTTGTTGACCACCCAAGTATTTTAAATTTATTAGTTAAAGAACATTTTAAAGGAATGTCAGATGAAGAGGCTGACAACTACATTAATGCGTTTTTTGCGGGATGTGAAGAATTAGATTTTTATGATTTAATTAGAAGATATTCAACAATAACTGCGGATGACGCTAAATTAATTAAGGAGTATCTTGAAAAGAAAACCGATACGGAATTAATTAAAAAATATAGAATTGAGACTGATGAATTAGTTGAACCTCAACCTGTTCCAAAACCAGAACCAAAACCACAACTTCCGTTAGAGATTAATTTGAGTTTAAATTTCGCAAACGATAATCCTGACCAAAGAAGTACTAAAACAACTGCAACAAGTAAGTATGAAACATATTATAATGTTATTCATAATGAACATTATACAGGAACCACTATTAATCAATTAGATGAGGTTCTTAGAGAATTATATACAGGTACCACAAGTAATAGTAAGGCTGCAAAAAATGATAAAAATGTTTTACATGGTAAACCAACAATCACATCTTCTGAAGCTGAACAATTTATTACAACCATTAAGAACGATTTACAAAAGGAATTTAATGAGGCATTTTCGGGATATACCGAATACAGTACAAAATTAGGGACTTTAAAGAATGACATATCGGGTGGTACAGTTGGAGATATCACAGTCGGTATCCTATCCTCAACATCTGCCGTTGCAGATAATGGATATAATTATAAACTTTCATTGAGAAGAAGTCACAGTATCGTTTTAGATATTGTTGATAAATTAAAAAATGGTGGAGCAAATCCAACAATAAAATGGCCAACAACAGTTAGTGGTAGTAAATCTACAACTAGTGAGGTTGAAGTTGAAGTTTCTTTTAAAGACTTAGGTTATACAGAAAGAGAAGGGAAGATAATTTTTAAAACATTATCAGCGGGAGAAGAATATGTAAATGAAAGAAACCAAAATTGTGGAAAACAAAATTTCCAATTTGTTTATAATGGTAAAACATTAAAAGATGTTGCACCTGTTGCATTTGGTTGTAGACAATCTAGTGTTAGAATAAAATACACACCAAAACTTAATAAACAAACTGACGAAAAACCAACTCCAATTGAGGGTACACCTACAAGAACAAGACTTGTTCCTGACGGTACGATTGAATCAACACCAAAAAGAAAAAGAATTCCAATTGACCCAATAAAGAGGATTATAATGAAAACACTTTCAGAATGTTACTATTTTCAAAAACTTGAAGAGAGTGACCCAGTTGTGTTTAAATCATTAAAAGAAAAATTAAAGTATTTCCATCCAGGGTTTCATTCAACGACACCTGAAGGATTAAATGCTAGGTTAACATTTGTTCAACAATGTATTAGACCGGGTGACACTATACCAATTAAAGGGATATCAGATGAGAAAGATTTAAATGCTAGAAATACTACATTTGGTCCACCACCGATATGTGTACTTAGGGTTGGTGATTTCTATCACTCAAAAATCATCATTAGAGATGTTAATATAACATTTGATGATGCAACATGGGATTTAAATCCTGAAGGTATTGGAGTACAACCAATGATTGCAAATGTTTCATTACAGATTAATTTCATAGGTGGACAAGGATTAGAAAAACCAATTGAAAGACTACAAAATGCTTTATCTTCTAATTTTTATGCAAACACCGAGATGTATGACGAAAGGTCAATATCTTCTAATGGATTATTAGGTGGAGTTAGTCCTGAATATACTAAAGAATTTTTAGAAGAAATTTTAAAACCAAGACAAGACGCACCTGATAGTGAAAATAAAACTGATGGCAACGAATTATCGAAAGGAACCTATATTGGGGTACTAACGGATTCGTTTTTAGATTATACAGAATTAATAAAAAGTTCATATACCTTAACTGAGAATTATTTTATACAATATGATGAATTATATAACAATATTGTTACAAAATATGGTCCAATAGTGTCATCAATGTTCTTACACCCAACGTACAGAACAATTAATAATTTTGACGTTTATAATTCTTTATTAGGTTCACCGACACCAATTCAGTTGTTTGGTGAATATAGAAAAGGAAGGGAATTATCAGTACTACAAAGACATTTTAAAAGTTCAATTACTGATACAATAGAGAATTCTAATCTTTGTGAAATATTTGGGTTCGATAAAGAATTAACCCAACCTAAAATAAACAAGGCTAACGAATTATTAAATCCATATGTTAAAAAATTAATAGGAAGTAAAATAGATGAAAGTTCTAACTTATTGACTAATTCTGATTTTGAAAAAACAAGAAATGAAATTATTGATATTTTTGACAGAACTAACTTTTTAATAAAGTATGGTTACGATTCTAAATTAGAAGGTGAGATGATAATGAAAAGTTCGTTATCGGGATACACTTCTAACATGATATATGATGAAATTGAATCAAACATTGAATACATCACAAACAATACGGAAAAAATGTACGAAGATTTGGATGACACCTCAATAAACTTCTTTAGTCCAACAATTAATACATCTGTACTTACCGAAGTATTATCTGTATTATTAAAAGACGATATGAAGTTAATAATGAATGATGTTTTTGGTGTTGACAAAACAATTTTTGACGAAAAAACCATCAAAAAACTTGAAAAACGATTCGAGAAATTTATTACAACAGTAGATACTAAGAAATTTAAATTTAAAAAGTTTAAAGGCAGAAAGAATGACACGAAAGTTACTTTCAAAATAAATGTAACTGAAGAAAATACTGAGACAAACGGTTCTGTTGATGACATCAAAAAGATTTTATCACCGAAAGTTAACATCTCGAACGATAAACTAAATTTTTATAAAATTAAAAAATGAGTAGAGAATACTTCGATAGATATCAGTTTTTCGTAGAGGATGGTAATTTCAGAATTGTACCGGGAATTGAACTTCCCATTAAATCGTCTGACAAGTATCACCAATACAAAAAAACTAAAGATAGACTCGATAAACTATCCCAAGAATTTTACGGAACACCAATTTTTGGTTGGTTAATAATGTTGGCTAACCCACTTGCAGGAACTAATGAATTTGAAATTCCTGATAATTTTATATTAAGAGTACCTTTTCCATTGGTAAGCTCTTTACAAGATTATAAAAGAGGTGTAGATTTGTATAACTTATATTATGGGGAACAATGATTTATCTAATACCGAGAAAATATTAATTAAGGTCGACCAAAACAATTTGATTTATGTCGACCCTAATAGTGTATTGGTAAATGGTGAGGCACAACCAAGAAACATCCAACAAGAGAATTTAGTAATGTATGTCAATCTTGAGGCCGATATTGTACCGAGGTCAATATTGAGTTCAGGAAATGAGACTAGTACCTTAAAAAGTATTGCTAAGGGTACTTTTAATTTTTTAAGTAGCCAAACACAAGATAAAGATTATACAAGTGGTTGGACAGATGCATACGTAGAGAAACCAAGAAAAAACGAATCTACAATTAATATTGAAGACGATTATCAAAATAGTGATTCTACGGGTCAATCTTTTGGTATCGATAGTATGACAATATCGGTTAAAGGTGCAAACTTTATACCCCAAGTCAATATTAATTTTATTGACGTAAGAGGTAAGACACTTTTTGATTCACCCGAAAATTCACCATATCACGCATTTTTTCATATACCTTGGCCAATATTTTATTTAACAGTAAAAGGTTATTATGGTAAGGCAATTAGATATAGACTACATTTAGTAAAATTTAATACGAGATTTAATGAGGGTAACGGTAATTTCGAAATAACAACATCATTCGTTGGTTCAACGTATGCGTTTATGAATGACATACCGTTAAAAGGAATCCTTAACTCCCCTTACATGTTCATAAGAGAAAAGGAAGTTGAAACAAAATTCAACGAAAAGACGGGTAGAAGAGAAAAAAGAGTTTCAAGGTCGTCAAAAGGATATTCAATATTGAAATCCGTTTATGATGAAATGAAACAAAAGAAATTAATACCACAAAATTTTCCTGTTAAAACATTAAGGGAAATTGGTGTTATTGCACAATCTTTAGATAAAATTTTAGAAAAAGAAATTTTTGATAGTGTTATTAATCCTAAAGTTTTATCGTCTTTAAAGAGTTACAACACAGAACTTGATAATTTTGAAAAGGCGGTACAAGGTTGGGGTAGAAGTAATCTATTAACCTCACTATATAAGGATGAGGAAATAAAAAAATCAAACGGTGAAGTAGAAACGATACGTTACTACGGTTTATCATCTACAAACAAATCAGATACTACTAAAATATTCGGTAACAATAATGGTACCTTAGAGTATCTTTTAACAATTTACGATAAGTCATTAAAAACCGAAGTAGAGGTTTTCAATAGTTTTAAAAAAGACGGACCAAAAGCTGTTAATATTAAAACTAATCTACTTTCAAAGACACTTAATGGTGTTAAACCATATGTTTTAGAATACCAAAAACAATACTTTATCTCAATTGATAAACTTGTTTCCGATATACGTGAAATAAAAAAGACTTTTATTGAGCAAAGAAACAAAGTTGAAACTGAGATTGAGAAAAAAATGAACGAAGTCATTAAAGACGAAAGTAAAGGAGGAATTGGTTTCGACCCAACAGTTAGAAATTTATTTGCGGTTATTTTGGCAAACGCAGAGGTGTACGTTAGATTAATGAAGGGAGTACATGTCGATGCTTTCAACGTTTCAAATGATAGAAAAAAGAAAATAAAAAACTTTAACAAAGAAACCGTTGGAGATTCAATTTACCCTTGGCCTGAAATAAAAAAAGATTCACCGGGTAATAAACAAAAAATTATCGCTTATCCAGGCGAACCTGAATTACAATCTATTTTACAATCGAATAATAGGTCGTTATGGCCTGAGGTTGAATTCGTAGAAGAATTTATTGGAGTGTCAACTAATAAGAACGACCCCAATACCGAAAAAGAAAGTGGTGTAAATCAAATTAATTATATTTTTGAATCCGATGCACCAAAATCTAACATCAATGAGATAAGTGGATTATTTACGGTGAACGACTTCATACCATATACAAGTAAAACATTGGTTTCATTTTTGTATGAAATTTATGAAAGAATAAAACAAGTTACATTGGTCGACTCTTTTACGAAAGAGACGTTAAATGAATTGGCTGATATTGAATTCACTTCTATTGACAATACAACAGTAGATGAATATGAATTACGAGATATTTTACGTGAAAGTGTTACAGGTACAACTCAATTCATTGAGTATTTACAATCTTTATCACCTTTTGAAAGATATCCGTACTTCAAAGATTCAATACCAACAACATCTTACATTAGGGATACTGTAGATATTCCATTTAATATTGAACAATATAGACCATCGACAGAAGAAAAAAAGAAATCTGTTGATATGTCGTTATATGGAATGTTAAAGAAAAATATTGAGACGTATACACCTGAACCGTATCGAAAAGACATTTTCCCATATAATTCTGATACATATTTAACTTATTTAAATAAAACATCATTTACAGATGATGAATTAAAATTTAATAAAACATTATTTGTTGACCAAACAGAAGGGTTGGTAACATCATCTCCCGATTCACTTTTTTATATTAAAGAAAACTATCCGTTTTTAGAAAATATTTTTAAGTTGAAAATTGATGTAAATGAAAATAGTACAAACATTCTTAACACACCATACTTCCACAAACAGTTATATTCTGATTTTAACAAAACAGGAAGCTATTCAAAGTATAGTGGTTCAGCATATCTACTTTTAAATTCGTTACCATTTGTTGATTTAGAAGATTACACTCTTTTCGGTAATAGTCCCACAAAAAAAGTAAGAGTATCTTCTCTTTTTAGAGAAGTCGGCTCAACCCATTTTATACCATATCATTTAATGGTTAAATGGGGGTCAATTTATCATAGATACAAGAAATTCTTATTAGAAGGTGAAGATATATTAGATGGGTTTTTAGACACCAATTATGTTTCGACAAACATATCAGGAGAAACATTTTTTGATGTACCTGATTTAGATTTAAGTGAGAATATCTATCAATTAGAAGGTAAATTTGTTTCATATGCTGGTGGGAAAGACGTTGGTATCCATCCATATTATGACGCCATATATCACCAAATAGTAAATGGTTATAACCATTTTAGTACCATATCAGGTAGTACATCTTTTGAGAATAACGTTAGTCTTGGTGCAATTAAAGTTAGGTTAAGGTCACAAAATAATTTACAGTATTGGACACAATTGGTAGACAACTCTAAATTTTTGACAACCGAAAATTGGTACACATTATTACCATGTGATGGTGATAACTTACATATTGACAGAAAAGTTAATATTCCATTAATTGTGGGTAATCCATTAACTATCGATTTAAATAACGATACGTTTCTTAGAGGACAACAAATTTATAATAGAATCATTTGGGAAGATGAATATATTAACTCAGATTTTAGTGGTGTAACATTTAATAACACAGGTGAATATTTAAAAAGTTTAAATACCTCAGATAGAAAATTAGATAATAAATTTAGTATAAGTGAAAACTATAGAAAAGTTATTGATTTAATTGCAACATTTAGTCCAAAAATTTTAGAACAATTTGAAGACACATTTTTACAGTTTTCAACTGAAAACATGAAACAAGAAGTTGAGTATAAAAAATTTGAGAACGCAAAATACCAAAACTTCCAAATGTTACTTAAAAAAATAGTAACAATTGAAAAAAAATCTGGTGATGATACATTATCAGTTGATGAATTAATCAACCAATTGAAACAAAGACAAGTTGAGAGATTAGAAGAAGTTACTACTGAAATTTTATCAACAAACAATTTAATAAAATTAACATTAGGTAATCCAAAAGAATTGGATTCATATGTTTTAGAATGGTTTATCGGTGAAACTGGTAATACGTTATCATTTGGTAGTTATAGTTCATCACAAGTTGCATCTAATCAAAAATACATTGATTTATATATAGGTAATACTGAATCAATAAGTGGAACATCAATAGGTAACATTACAAATCCATATGTTTACTTCTTTAATTTATATAACATTGAGTTAAGTGAAAATAATATATTGAGATTAAGACCGTTATCAATGATTTTTGCGGGATGGTTAAAAAGTAAAATCAGAACAACACCAAGTTATACGTTGGTAAAGAGTGATTTTATCAATTATGTGAAGACAAGTATTTTTGACAGACAAACGACCTCTACATTAGTTGGAGGTTCAAACAATAGGTTAAATTATTTCTTAGATAGATTAATTAATAAGTTTACAAGTCTTAAAGTTGAAAAGAGTTATAAACCTATTAATTTTGTTGATGGTTATAATAATAGAAACCTTAAAGTTGAGTTATATAATAATTTCAAATCATTTAACGACAAATGGTCAGCAGGAAATTCTATCGGTCAAAGATTGTTGATGGAAGAATTTTTATTTTTAGATAAGGCGAATAAAGATATTGGAGATAAGGCTTATTTAAATTTAGATAGGTTTGTCTCAATTTTAGACCCTAAAAATGACAAAGCTAATTTGTATTCAACATTATCCATGTTAATACAAGGTACAGGATTTGATATGAGGGCACTACCTGCTTATGTGAATTTTTATGGTAATAACATAACCACTAAATCTAAAATAACACCATCATCAACCGTTGCACAAAACCTATTTGGGACTTTCTTAGAGGTGGATTATCAAGAATCATCACCAAAAATTGTTATTCAATATACAGGACCAACATCTAAACATTTATCCGATATGGGTAAAGACTATAAGTTTAGTGATGATAGTTTTAACATTTCAAATGTTAATAATAATCCATTATTGATAACATTACCTGAAGTGTTTAATACTGAAGAATTAAGTAAGTCAAATAAAGTCGTGGCGTTTGAAGTGAGCTTTGGTGACCAAAATCAAGGAATTTTCAAAGGTGTACAACTTGACCAATCAACAATTAGAAATACAACGGAATCATTCGTTGTTATGGAAAATTTAGCTAGGTCCGAATCAGGTTCAGGAACATACAATGTTGATATTGGTCTATTTGACATTTATAGACAAGCATCTTATGCGTGTGAAGTTAGTTGTATGGGTAATGTTATGATACAACCAACAATGTTCTTTTATCTTAAAAACGTTCCAATGTTTAGAGGTTCGTATTGGATAACAGAAGTTTCACACAACATAAAGGGGAATAACATAACCACCAATTTTAAGGGAACAAGAATACCTTTAGCGTCATTACCTGACCCTGAAGATTCATTTATGTCAAGTTACAGACCGTTATTTGATAAGATTTTATCAAAGGCAATTAGTGTTGTGAAAGACCAAAATGAAAAAAGTGGAACAATAGAGTCGATAAGTACATCACAAGGTAACTTTGAAACAGATAGAGGTACAATTAAAATTGAGGGTGAAGTTTTATTACCTGAGGTTGGAGTTACGGAATTTGGTATACCATACAATGGATACAACAACGAGAAATACATTCAAAAAGTAAGATACAATAATGAAACATGGTATCGAGCAGTTGTTGCACGAATGGGTTCTACTGACGGTAAATATACCATCTCAGATGACATCACTATGAGTGTGATAACAAGAGTTAAAAATAAAACGATTTCGGTTACAGGAAGAGAACAAAATAAAGATTTATTATTTTGGTCTGACATTAAACAATATACCGATTCGAATAGTTTTTATTCAATTAAATTCCAATTATCCGATGTGATAACTCCCGATAAAATTATTTCAGGAACAACAGAATTCCTTAATCCAAATGGTAAATCACAACCAATTACGATATCACCATTAACTGTTTCAATAATTACACCAAGTGATGTGAAGGGACCAATTAATGTTGGACCTAATGTTTCAGGATTTGGAATCGGAATGTCAGTTAAATTAATGAAAGACTTATCATTACACGAGGGTGATGTGGTTTATTTTAGAATAAAATAAGAATAATAACAATATTTGGGATATTTATATAGAAAAGTATGGAAAATTCTAATTTAAAAAATAGTATTGACCAATTCTTAAATCCAAAAAACGTTAAGAATGTTTCTAAAGACGGAATGGAAAGAGAAGAGTGTGATATGACAACAGGAGAGTGTTATATTATAAGGTCTAAAGACGGTATCGTCGAAAGAATAAATAAAAAGTATATTACCGATGACGGTAGACAATTATTACAAGATTAAGCCATGTTAGAGAAAAAATTACAAGAAGCTGTTAATCGTTATAGAGAAATTAACAAGTATAGTAAGAAAATGATTATGGAACAGGACGCACTCCCAACACCGGAAGAACCGATTGGTGATGTTCCACCTGTAGAAGATACACCGGCAGTTGAACCACCAGTTGATTCACCTGAACCACCGGCATTAACTGAACCCGAATCAACAGAAGAAATTGATATTACAGATTTAGTTAATATGACTAAAAGTATCAAAAATGATATAGATAACAATAAAGAAGACCACTCACAAGTGGTGAGTAAAATGGATGATGTTTTTACTAAATTATCTGATTTAGAACAAAAACTATCCCAAATGGACTCAGTTATATCTAAAATTGATATGTTAGGACAAAAAATTGAAACAATTAAGGAACCGACACCACAAGAGAAACTTGAAATGCGTTCCCTTGATTCGTATCCGTTTAATCAAAGTCCACAACAATTTTTTACAAGTAAACAAGGTGAAATGCAGGCAACAAGAAAAAATGAGTATGTTTTAACAAAGGATGAAATTGATGGGTACTCACCTGACACAATAAAAAAGAGCTTTAATCCAGAAGAATCTGAAGATGAATTTAAATTCTAACGTAAACTTTTTATTGGGGTTACAATTACAAATGAAAATTTGTCATTGGCAAACAAAAGGTATTGCTAGACACAAAGCATTTGGTAAGTTTTATGATGATTTAGGACCCCTAATTGACAAATTTGTTGAACAATCCATGGGAAAATACGGTAGATTTATTTTGGACGATGAAACAAACACAATCCAATTAAATAATTTATCGGATATCGATATTAAAGGATTGGTTAATACTGTTAGACAAGCTTTAGTACAAATGAGTGATGATTTAGACCCAACCGATACAGATTTATTAAACTTAAGAGATGAAATACTTGGATTAGTAAACAAATATTCTTATCTTTTCACAATGGAGTAAGAAAAAACTTTCAAAAAAAAACTTAACCCGGATTTTACAATTCGGGTTTTTTTATGTATATTTTAGATACAATGATTTTATTAATTTAAATTTAACTATTATGTCAACATTTGATGCGGTACTGGCTCAGTACGAGAAAAACAAACAAGCCACAAGTGGCAACGCGAACAAAGTGTCCCAAGAGGACCGAATGAAGAAGTATTTCACAACCGTATTACCGAAAGGTTCTAAAGGTGAAGAAAGACGTATTCGTATTTTACCTACTAAAGATGGTTCTTCACCATTTGTGGAGGTGTATTTCCATGAAGTACAGGTAGATGGAAAATGGGTTAAACTATATGACCCAAAACAAGAAGGAAAACGTTCACCGTTGAACGAAGTTTATGACAGTTTAATGATGACTGGTGTAGAATCTGATAGAGAATTAGCTCGTCAGTATCGTTCACGTAAATTTTACATCGTTAAAGTAATTGACCGTGACCACGAACAAGATGGTGTTAAATTTTGGAGATTTAAACACAATCATAAAGGTGACGGTGTAATCGATAAAATCTTCCCAATCTTCAAAAATAAGGGAGATGTTACTCATCCTGAAACTGGTCGTGACTTGATTTTATCTTTGTCATTAACAAAGGCTGGTACAGGTAAAGAATATACAGTAATTAACTCTGTATTAAATGACGACCCAAGTCCACTTCATGTTGATTCTGACGTATCAAAAAGTTGGGTTGAAGATGAATTGACTTGGTCAGATGTTTATTCTAAGAAAGGTGAAGACTACTTAGAAATGGTTGCCAAAGGAGAAGTTCCTCGTTGGGATTCAAACAGTAGTAAATGGGTATCTAACTCACAAGCTGAAGAAGTTATCGCAGCACCTAAACAGGTAACAACTGTAGTTGACCCACAAGGTGATGATGAAGCCGATGAAGATTTACCATTTTAATTAATACTTAATATGTCCCTGATGTAAAAATATCGGGGACATATTTTTCAAAACTCAAAAATATGGCAATTAAAAAAAATGATTTTAGTGCAATAAAGAAAAAATACTCTAAAGAGGCCGAATACAAAGCGGACCGTTTTTTAGATTTAGGGGACGCTTTCTTAGATGCAACAGGAATTCCCGGTCCAGCAATTGGACACATTAATATGTTTTTAGGACATAGTGATACAGGAAAAACAACGGCACTTGTTAAGGCTGCGGTTGATGCTCAAAAGAAAGGAATATTACCTGTGTTTATTATTACAGAACAAAAATGGAATTGGGACCATGCTGTTTTAATGGGATTCAATAAAGAAGATGATTTTTATCTTTTTAATAGTGATTTTGAATACATTGAACAAATCACCGATTTCATCAATGATGTTTTAACTGCACAAGAAAAAGGTGAAATTCCTCACGATATTTTATTCTTATGGGATTCAGTTGGTTCTGTTCCTTGTAAGATGACATTCGAAGGTAAAGGTGGTAAACAACACAATGCATCGGTTCTTGCTGATAAAATAGGTATGGGTATCAACCAACGTATTTCAGGTTCAAGAAGAACAGATAAACAGTATACGAATACTCTTATCATCGTAAACCAACCTTGGGTTGAATTACCCGACAATCCTTTTGGTCAACCAAAAATTAAAGCAAAAGGTGGAGAAGCCATTTGGTTAAACTCAACATTAGTTTTCTTATTTGGTAATCAAAAAGGTGCGGGTACAACCAAAATCAAAATCACAAGAAATAAACGTGATGTAAACTTCGCAAGTAGAACAAAGATTTCTATTATGAAGAATCACGTTAACGGTATTGGTTTTGCGGATGGTAAAATTATGGTAACTCCACACGGATTCATGAAGGCAAAAGAATCGGCAGAAGAAAAGTTATCAATTCAAGAATATGCAAAAGAAAATTTAGATTACATCAGTAAACTATTCGGTGAGAAAGTTGCGGATGTTAGTGAATTGGGATTCAAAACAGAAATCTCGTCAGATGATGACGAATAAAAAAAAATAAATGTCCGTATTATTAGTTGATGGCGATAATTTACTTACGATTGGTTTCTTTGGTCTTAAGAACCATTTCTATAAAGGAAAACACATTGGTGGAATTTACCATTTTGTTAATACTCTTAGAAGAGCGTTTGAGACTTATCATTTAGATAAAATAGTTGTTTTTTGGGATGGTCAAGATGGTTCACATTCAAGAAGACAAATTTACCACCTTTATAAGGAAAACAGAAAACAAAGAATCAGAAGTGAAGAAGAACTTGACAACTACACCTATCAAAGAGGTAGAATAAAACAATATCTTGAAGAACTTTATGTTAGACAAGGTGAATATGAATATTGTGAAACGGACGACTGTATTGCATACTATACCCAAAATTCACCATCTGAAACTAAAATAGTATATTCTTCAGACGGAGACCTTACTCAATTAGTTTCAGAAAATACACAAATTTTCAATCCCTCACATCAAAAACTTTATAAAGTAAATGACACGATAATTTACGACCACGAACCTATTCATATTGATAATGTGAAATTAGTGAAAATGTTATGTGGTGACCCATCTGATAACATATCAGGAATAAAAAGTATGGGACCAAAAAGATTGTTGTCGTTGTTTCCTGAAATAAAGAGCAGAACAGTTACAGTTGAAGAAGTTTTAGAGAGAACAAATTTACTATTTGAAGAAGATAAACATAATTGGTTATATAAGAACATTCTAACAGGTGTAACCAAACATGGTGTCTTTGGTGATGAATTCTTCAGTATAAACAAAAAAATAGTAAGTCTCGATGAACCATTTTTAACCGATGAGGCGAGAGAAAATATTGATTCACTAATTAATGACGTTTTAGACCCCGAAGGTAGGTCATATAAAAACACAATGAAAATGATGATGGAAGATGGTTTATTTAATTTGTTACCCAAGTCAGACGATGCGTGGACAAACTTTCTAAACCCATTCCTCAGATTAACAAGAAAAGAAAAAAATAAAAGAACAATTAAAATTAAAAAACAATGAGTTACCAAGAAATCACAAAATTTGAATTTTTATTATCTTTAGAAGGTAATATTGTATGTCAGAGATTTTTCAACGTTAAGGACCACGTTCCACAAGCAAGAAGGTCCATGGATTTACACTATTATGTGCAAAATATTTGTGAAGAAATTAGTGAAGATTTGAAAGATAAAACTTCCGATTATTTGTGTGAAAATCAAAATTTTTTCCTGAATTCCAATGTTGTGGAAGATGACATCGAAGAGCAAAAAGAACATTTTTTAATGGAAATTAAGTTAAATGACGATGTATTTATTTCAAGAATATTCCCCGCATATTACTTCCACCCAAAGGTTAGATATACGGTTGATATTCGTCCAAAACTAAAGAGAATTTTGTCAGATTTGACTGACATCTTGTCTTCTGAAGAATTGGAAACCACGTATTTGAATTATCAACTTTAATTATTATATTATACAACTTATGGAAGAAAAGAATTTTGGTTATTTAGGTTTCGGATTTCAACAGCAACTGATAAAGGCAATCATCGAAGATAAAAAATTCGGTGATACGATTATAGATGTTTTAGATAGTAAGTACTTCGATAATAACTCATTTAGATTTATTATGGAGAACATGAAGGAACTTTTTAAATCATACAATAAAATACCTAACTATGATACGTTGGCTCAAAAAATTATGTCTGAGGGTGGAAATAAAGACGTAAATAGACCACATATCGATACGTTAGAAGCAATCAAAACTTTAGAAAAGAACGATGAATTTGTAAAAGACAAAGCATTAAATTTCTGTAAACAACAAAATTTAAAAAGAGAATTAAAGTCTGTTACAAGTATTATTGATAGTGGTGAATTTGAGTCGTATAATAAAATCGAACAAATCATTCAAAAAGCACTACAAGTTGGTATCATGAATGACAGTGCGGTTGACGTATTTCACAATATTGAAGACGCACTTGAAAAAGATTACAGATTACCAATCCCAACCGGAATTGTTGGGTTAGATAACCTTTTAAAAGGTGGTTTAGGACGTGGTGAATTGGGTGTAGTATTAGCACCAACAGGTACAGGTAAAACTACTATCTTAACAAAAATTGCAAACACCGCTTATAATGCGGGTTTAAACGTACTTCAAATCTTTTTTGAAGATAACGAAGGACAAATTAAAAGAAAACACTATACCATTTGGACCGGTATTAGACCCGACGAACAACCTGATTTTAGAGATGAAGTTTTAACAAAAGTTAGAGAACAACAAGAAAGGTCAAGCGGAACTCTAAAACTTTCAAAATTACCAAGTGATAGTATTACTATCTCAGATATTAAATCGAGAGTTAGAAAAATGATTTCTGAAGGATTTAAACCTGATTTAATTGTTATTGACTACGTTGATTGTATATCAGCAGAAAGAAGTACCAATGGTGAAGAATGGAAGGGAGAAGGTTCAGTTATGAGAAGTTTGGAAGCGATGACAACTGAATTCGATGTGGCAGTTTGGACTGCAACACAGGGTAATAGAGAATCAATTTCAAGTGAAGTAGTAACAGGAGACCAAATGGGTGGTTCAATTAAAAAGGCACAAATTGCCCATGTTATTTTATCTATTGGTAAAACATTAGAACAAAAAGAACATAATTTAGCAACATTAACGTTGATTAAATCACGTATCGGTAAAGATGGTGTAATATTCCAAAACTGTACATTCAATAATGAATTCTTAATTATTGATACCGATAGTCAAAATACTCTACTTGGTTTTGAAGAACAAAAAACACAAGAAAGAGCAACTAGAGCACAAGAAGTTTATAGAAAGGCTCAAGAAAGAAAACAAGTAAATAGATAATAAAAAAAATAATAATTATGACTGAAAAGATTTTACAAGAAAATCCTGGACGATTTGTCCTTTTTCCAATCGAACACCACGACTTGTGGAAGTTTTATAAACAATCTGAAGCTTCATTTTGGACTGCAGAAGAAATTGATTTGGGACAGGATATTTCGGATTGGGAGAATAAATTAAACGCGGATGAACAACATTTCGTAAAACACGTATTAGCATTTTTTGCGGCATCAGATGGTATTGTAAATGAAAATTTAGCAATGAATTTTGTTAATGAAGTACAATACACCGAAGCAAAGTTCTTTTACGGTTTCCAAATAATGATGGAGAATATCCATAGTGAAACATATTCTTTATTGATTGACACTTTAATTAAAGATAAGGAAGAACAAACACATTTATTTAACGCAATTGAGACTGTTCCAGCAATTAAGAAAAAGGCTGAATGGGCTCTTAAATGGATTAATTCGGAGTCTTTTGTTGATAGATTATTGGCGTTTGCCGCTGTTGAAGGAATTTTCTTTTCGGGTTCATTCTGTTCAATCTTTTGGTTGAAGAAGAGAGGTTTACTTCCGGGTTTAACGTTTTCAAATGAATTAATTTCTCGTGATGAAGGTATGCATTGTGATTTTGCTTGTCACCTTTATAATAATCACATCGAAAATAAAATTTCACAAGAAAGAATTAAAGAAATTATTTGTGGAGCTTTAGAAATTGAAAAAGAATTTATTCTTGAGGCTTTACCGGTAAGATTAATTGGTATGAATTCTGATTTAATGTCACAATATCTTGAGTTCGTTACAGATAGATTATTAGTAGCATTAGGTGTACCTAAAGTTTATAATTCAGAAAATCCGTTTGACTTTATGCAAAATATCGCATTACAAGGTAAAACAAACTTTTTTGAAAAAAGAGTTGCTGAATATCAAAAGGCAGGAGTAAATAACACAACAGTTGAAGATTTAGATTCGGCTTTTGGTGATGTAGATTTTTAAAACATTAATAGTAGATAATGAAAGTTAAAAAAAGAGATGGTTCCCTAGAGGAAATGAGATATGACAAAATAACAAGGAGAATTCAGATTTTCTGTAACGATTTGAACATGGAGTTTGTGGACCCCACACTCATTACGTTAAAGGTTACACAAGGAATATATGATGGTATAACAACAAAAGAATTAGATGTTTTGGCGGCCGAAACTGCTGCATCAATGACGACCACACATCCTGATTATGGTAGATTAGCTGGTAGATTAGCGGTGTCTAATTTACACAAAACTACACCTAAAAAGTTTTCACAGTCAATAAAAGAATTGTATTCGTTTGTTGAACCTAAAACCGGTAAAGAGTCTTCATTGATAGATGAAGAAATCTACAAATTTGTGGTGGAAAATAGAGAAGTTTTGGATGGTGCCATCCATATGGAGCGTGATTTAGATTTTGATTATTTTGGATTCAAAACATTAGAACGTTCATATCTACTAAAGATTGGTGATAGAGTTGTCGAAAGACCACAATATCTTTATATGAGAGTTGCGGTTGGTATTTGTAAAGGTGATATTGAAATGGCACTTCGAATATACGATGATTTGTCACAACACTTCTACACACACGCAACACCAACATTATTTAATGCCGGTACAAAAAGACCACAAATGTCTTCTTGTTTCTTAATTGGAAATAAGGGTGATGATATTGACGGTTTATTTGACACAATTAAAGATGTTGCAAAAATTTCTAAATGGGCAGGCGGTATTGGACTACATGTTCATGATGTTCGTGCTAAAGGTGCATATATTAAAGGTACTGGCGGACAGTCAGATGGATTGTTACCAATGATGAAAACGTATAATGAAGTTGCTCGTTGGATTAATCAAGGAGGAAAACGTAAAGGTTCATTTGCGGTATATCTTGAACCATGGCACGCCGATGTATTTGAATTTATTGATTTAAGAAAGAATCACGGTAAAGAAGAAATGAGAGCTCGTGATTTATTTTTAGCGATGTGGACACCTGATTTATTTATGCAAAGAGTTGAATCTGATGGTGATTGGTCATTGTTTTCACCTGATGAGGCTCCAGGTTTATCAGATGCGGTTGATTCTCCCGAAGATAAATCATTTACTCGTTTATATGAACAATATGAAAGTGAAGGAAGAGCGAGAAAGGTTGTTAAGGCGAGAAAATTAATGGATGCAATTCTAACTGCACAAATTGAAACAGGGACACCTTATATGTTATATAAGGATTCCGCAAACTATAAATCAAATCAAAAGAATTTGGGTACGATTAAGTCTTCTAACTTATGTACTGAAATCATTGAATACAGTTCACCAACAGAACAAGCGGTTTGTAATTTGGCGTCAATTGCTTTACCAAAATATATCGTTAATGGTGAATTTAATCATGACATATTATATGAATACACTTACCAAGTAGTTAAAAACTTAAACAATGTTATTGATTTAAATTTTTACCCAACAGAGGAAACAAAACGTTCAAACTTTAGACACAGACCAGTTGGTTTAGGTGTACAGGGATTAGCTGACGTATTTTGTATGTTAGGATTACCATTTGAAAGTGAAGACGCTGATAAATTACAAACGGATATTTTCGAAACAATTTATTTTGCGGCAATGACTTCGTCTAAAGATTTATCAAAAATTAATGGACCATATGAATCTATTTCAGGTTCACCAATTGAAAAAGGAATTTTCCAATATGAAATGTGGGGTAAGACAGATAAAGAACTTTCAGGTAGATGGGATTGGAAAACATTGAGAAAAGAAGTTGTTAAATATGGTGTACGTAATTCATTATTAGTTGCACCAATGCCAACGGCATCAACAGCACAAATTCTTGGAAACAATGAGGCTTTTGAACCATTCACAACTAACCTTTATTCTCGTAGAACTTTAGGCGGTGAGTTTATTGTGGTGAATAAACACCTTGTAACCGAGTTAACATCTTTGGGTCTTTGGAATGAAGAATTGAGAAAAAAATTAATCATGGAAAATGGTTCAATTCAAAATATTCCCGAAATCCCAACGGAAGTAAAAGAAATATACAAGACTGTTTGGGAAATGTCACAAAAGAGAATTCTTCAAATGGCGGCAAATAGAAGTGTCTTTATTGACCAATCACAATCATTGAATTTGTTTGTTGATAATGCGACTAAATCTAAATTATTAGCTGCACATTTATATGGTTGGAAATTAGGTTTAAAAACTGGAATGTATTATTTAAGAACGAGAGCCGCGGTTGACGCACTCAAAGGATTAGGTATTGACACCTCAACAAATAAACCAATAGAACAACCTCAACACCAATCGGTTCAATTTGAGACACCAACTAATAATTCCATAATTAGTGAACAAACACCTGAATTGGTAATGACTAGACCTACCGACTCACCGTTTGAATGTGAGGGGTGTGGTTCATAAAAATAATGGGAGACTCCCTCAAAGTACTACTGTCGTCAAGGCGTACCTTGAGCTTCCAGGTTTTGAGAATACAGGGGGTGAATATCAAGACACTACATTAATCCCGACTTTTGTCGGGATTTTTTATTTATTACCATTTTATAATAGTTTATATTTATTGATATGGCAGCAACGTATGGTATAGACTTTCCTTTTAGAACTAGTGTGAAAGGTGATTTTATAAAAATGACCGAATCACCCGAAAGAGAAATTCGTGCGAATTTGATTCATTTATTATTGACGAGAAAGGGAAGTAGGTATTTTTTACCTGATTTTGGTACAAGATTATATGAATACATTTTTGAACAAAATGACGTAATAAGTTTTAATTTAATAGAAGAGGAAATAAGAGAAGGTGTGAGAAAATACATTCCAAATTTAGATATTAATTCTATTAATATAATGCCAGCAGACCAAGACCCTGACGAAGATAGGTTATACTCACAAGATGAGGATGAAAGATTATTTAGGGTTTCCGACGCAAGTTCAAAACCATACACTGCAAAAGTAAAAATAGACTACACAGTAAATAACGGAGCATTTTCATCTTCGGATTTTATAATTATAAACATATAAGATGGCAAAGAAAATATCATACGCAACAAGAGATTTTGCTGGGTTAAGACAAGAATTAGTAAACCTAACAAATGATTATTATCCCGATTTAGTAAAAAATACTAATGATGCATCGATATTTTCGGTGTTATTGGATTTAAACGCTGCGGTTGCGGATAATTTACACTTTCATATTGATAGAGTTTGGCAAGAAACCATGTTGGATTTCGCTCAACAAAGACAATCTTTATTTCATATTGCAAAAACATATGGTTTAAGAATACCGGGTAATAGACCCTCAGTTGCGTTATGTGACTTTTCAATAAATGTACCCGTTAGTGGTGATAAAGAAAAAACCGAATATCTTGGATTATTAAGAGCAGGAGCTCAAATATCGGGAGGAGGTCAAATATTTGAAACAATAGAAGATATAGATTTCTCAAACCCTTTTAATAGTAAAGGAGAACCAAATCGTTTAAAGATACCAAATTTTGACGGTAACAATAAATTGATTTCATATACAATAACTAAAAGAGAGGCGGTTATAAACGGTGTCACAAGAATTTATAGAAGGGTTATAACGGAATTAGACCAAAAACCATTTTTAAAATTATTCTTACCTGAACAAAATGTGTTAGGTATTACGTCAGTAATACATAAAGAGGGTACGAGTTTCGGTGGTAACCCAACTTCATCTGAATTTACGTCAACAACAAATAAATGGTACGAAGTTAAATCTTTAGTACAGGATAAAGTATTCATTCCAGACCCAACTAGAGTATCTGATAAAGAAAACTTTAAACCTGGAAAATACATACCTATAACAAATAAGTTTATTACCGAAGTTACACCCGAAGGATATTTTTCAATGACATTTGGTTCGGGAAATGTAAACCCACTAGACAATTTGGATAATTTTGTTAATGGTACTATGAAAGTTAGTTTAGGGTCGTACCTAAATAATTTATCGTTAGGTGCAATACCAAAATCAAACAGTACATTATTTGTGAAATATAGAATTGGTGGTGGAAAAGATACAAATTTAGGTGTTAACGTAATAACAAGTGTGGATAACGTTGAATTTAATGTTAATGGTCCTGTTGCGAACGTAAACACTCAGGTAATACAATCATTAAGAGTTACGAACGTTACACCTGCAGTTGGTGGAGCAGACCAACCAACAATTGAAGAAATTAGAAACATGATTTCTTATAATTTTTCAGCACAAAATAGAGCGGTAACATTAAACGATTATAAATCCGTAATTGAAAACATGCCAGCAACTTTTGGTGCACCGGCTAAGGTGAATGTTATGGAAGAAGATAATAAAGTTAAAATAAAATTATTATCTTATGACGACCAAGGTAATTTAACTAGCGTTGTTTCAAACACATTAAAAAACAATATTATTGAATATCTTTCTGAATATAGAATGTTAAACGATTATTTAGAAATTCAAACTGGTGAAGTTATTGATTTAGGTTTAGAGATTGACATTATTGGTGATAGAAATGAAGTGGAAACTGACATTGTTAAATCAACAATACAAAAGGTTGTTGAATACTTTGCAATTGAAAAAAGAAAAATGGGAGACCCTCTATTTGTAGGTGAACTACAGAAAGAAATTGGTGGGGTTTCAGGAGTGGTGAATGTGGTAGACATAAGAGTCTTTAATAAAGTGGGAGGTGAGTACTCAACAAATGAAGTTGTTCAAGAGTATGTTGACAACACAACTAAGGAAATTAGACAATCTGATACCACAGTTTTTATGAAGTCCAATCAAATTTTCCAAGTTAGATTCCCTAATAAAGATATTAAAGTAAGGGTTAAACCACTAATATCGACTACATACTAAAATGTTTTTTTCTTATATTAATAGAAAACCGTCTACTTTCTATTTATTATAAGAATGATGCAAAAACATAGAATATCAACAAATTTAGGTAAAGACCAACTAGTTCGAGTTGAGTTAAAACAGGATTTTGATTTATTAGAAATCTTATCCTTAAAATTTACACAAAAAGAAGTGTACACCTCTCTTTGTGCGGATTACGGTGTTGTGGTCGGTAGAATCAGTGTTAATGACGGTTTCGGTATTCCAAATGCGAGAGTTTCTATTTTTATTCCGATTGATGAGAACGACCAATTGGACCCATTAATTTCACAATTATATCCGTATACATCAATTTCAGATAGAAATGAAGATGGGTATAAGTATAATCTATTACCATCAAGACAACAACACAGCGGTCATTCACCGACGGGGACATTTATAGACCAAGAGGATATTTTAACAAGAGAAGAATATTTGGAAATATTTGAAAAATATTACAAGTATACTGTTAAAACGAACGAATCCGGTGACTTCATGATTTGGGGGGTACCACTAGGAAGTCAAACAATACACGTAGATGTAGATTTATCAGATATTGGTTGTCAATCATTAGTACCGTATGATTTCATATATGAAGGTATTTCTGAAGAAAAATTTGAGAACAAATATACCTACATGTCGTCTGAAAATCTCGACACGTTACCTCAAATCATTTCCTTTGATAAGACAATTGAAGTTTATCCATTTTGGGGTAATGAAGATTTATGTGAGATTGGAATTACAAGAACAGATTTTGATTTAGGTACAAGAGGAGTAAGAATCCAACCTTATGCGTTAATGATGGGTGGTTCGGTATCTGATTCAGGTAAAGATGCGTTAAGAGTTAATTGTAACGTCGATAATCAAATGGGCGAAAAATGTCGTCTAACGACATTTAAAGGAGATATTGAAGCGATTAGATTTACTGGTGAATATGAAAAAGACAATAATGGTTTACCATTAATTAATAGACCAATACTTGAAAGATTTCCAATAGACAGTACTATCGATGAAAATGGTACCTTCTTTTTTAGAGTACCGATGAATTTGGAGTACTACACAACAAACGAATTTGGAGAATCAATTTTATCTAAGGATAAAAAAGGTATACCAACAAAAGGAAATTATCGTTTTAGATTTTCGTTAGGTGAGGATACTGGAGAAAGAAATAGGTTTACTGGTAAATTTTTAGTTCCAAATATCAGAGAATACCACACAAATGATACGTCATTTTTAGGTGGACATGGTACGATTAACGAAAAATCATATGCATTTAGTACTGACATCGATGATTATCCCGATATTAATGTTGTTGCAGGAACTGATAGTGACGCAATATCAGATGGTCTTATTGGTGTTCCACAAGATTATTTTTATCAATTTAGATATAATAGAGTTTATACAGTTTCTCAATTCTTAAACAAATACAATAAGGCTAGTGGGTTTGAAAAAATATTTAGATTTTTCGTAAAAGATAGAAACGAATCATTTATTGGTATTAAAGAAATATGGCCATCAGATGGAGATTGTTCAAATGTTAATAATTACTTTCCTGTAAATGATGCGGTTAGAAATCACAAATTTAACTTTTTTGTGTTAACAATTTTAAGTTACATCGAATACATTGGATTACTAATATCCTTATTTGTAAAAGAGTTTGTAACTGCGGCGTTATTTGGTTTTGCGGAATCTCTAGCTGGTATCAAAATTGTTAACGGGGCATCTGCAAAAATGTTTAGAAGAGCTAAGGAATATCAATTTAAAAGTATTTTTAAATTGAGATTAATAACATATCCCGATTGTTATGATTGTTTTGAGGACGACGGTTCAACTGAAACAATACCCGTTTCAGACCCTATCGACGTTGCAACAGTCACAGGAGGAACACCTACTGCAACAAATTTTTATTTAGAAGAAAAGTACTCAACGTCTAGAGCGTTAGGAACGTGTGACAAATACACCATATCAAATTCGACACCTAGTAGTGTGAGTGTTAATTATATTGATTGTGATGGTAGAACCAGAACATTAACAATTGCCGCAGGTGTAACAAATTTAGAGTTATGTGCACAACCAGGACAAACATCAACATTTACAGGTGCGGGTTTAACCACTACTGTAACGACTGATGGATGTGCCGGACCATCTGGTTATATTCCAGATGACGATTTATACTTTAGAACAACAGGAGGTGGATTTGATGGATTCGTACCAAATGGGTCAAGTTCGGGTCAATCATCACCTAATGATGGTGAATGGTTACGTCAAAAATTTGTTTTAGAAATTGACGTATACGGTGCGGGAAGTACATTTATTTCCGCCGGATTTGGTCAAACATCTAAAATTGTTTATGATTCGGGAACATCCACTTGGAAGATAAATGATTTGTACCAATCAATCGGTGAAGAAATATCTGCAGCGTATAACCTACCATTTGATACTGTTGCATCGGGAACATGTCATGAAACACAAGGTTACATCAAAGTATTAAAAATATGGACGGCGGATGATAATGTAACAGAAACAGAATATTCAGTTGAAGAGATAGAAAGTGGATGTTTAAAATATGATTACATTATTGAAGATGAATTAAATAAATCGGGTGATATGAATTTAGTTGGTATTGCATCACCAATTTATAGTAGAACCACATCATACAATACATATTTTGACGTTATAGAATGGTACGAATCAAGACAACCATATAGTGGTGGGTTAGCAAACCCACACGTACCAACATCGGGCCCGATGGCGGGTATACCAATGTGGAGACAATGGGATTTGGAATATAATGACAAAGTTTTAGGGTTAAACTCGTATGCGGTTCAAGACTGTGAGACACCTTTTGATTATTCGAATTTAATGGGTGTTGCTTCGATACACACAAAATGGCCACTTGAATATACAACATCGTTCGAAAACAATACGGTACATTGTGTTTACAATGGATTGTATTATGGTAATGTCAAAAAAAGAGGACCATATTATGTTGACAAAACTTTAACTAAAGATGGTACTTTAACCGGATTTTCAGAATTTAGAGACGGTGTTTATACTATTGTACCGTTAGCGGGTAAAACAGGTGAACTACTTTCATCATATAGAAGAAGAAAACTTTTTGGTAAGTTAATGTGTGGTGGAGTTACATCGTACACATTTAGTAATGGATGGTTAAATGGTATGTTATACTTCTTCCAATTCATGAAAAGAGGTGCTAATAGATTCTGTAAAGAATGTTTATATAAGAAAACTGAATCTGATGGTTCTGTAAATTATTACTACAGGTCGACCCCATATAATTCAACATACAGTGCTTACGAGGCACAAACAAATGGTTCACTGACAGATGATGAGGGTAACACATATAATGAAATCTATAGTGGTAAGACTAAAGGTTTTTATGGTGTTGCAAGAGATTTGAATTTAGAGAGTATTATAACAAATCCAAAAACAGATGGTGTTGCGTCATTCACCGAATACATAAGTAGTTTAGGTAAATTAGTTTCAGGGTATTTGTACCGTAAAAGAGAAATTAATTACCCAACAACAATTGTCGATTTAGGACCAAGAACTACATGGATAAGAGAAGTTTGTTTTGACTCATCATTAGATGTTAACTGTTCTATAACAAGAAGTATTGGTGCAACATCTTATAAAGGTATTGATGATTTAATGGAATATATCATTCAATCTAAAGAGATAAAAGAAAGAGGTAGATTAGATGTTGAAGATTTGTTTGACAAAAGAGGTGGTGGATTAATTGATGGTGATGTTGCACAATTGTTAAACTTTAATACGCAGGTTGGGATTTATCCATTAGAAACTGAAGATAGTGAATCACCATATTATACTGATTATACTGACGTTTTTGATTTAAAAGGACCTGTTGGTGTGAACTTTTTATATAGTGAAGATAACCCAGATACTCCAGAAATAGAAGTTAACGGATACCAAGTAAGACAATGTTTAAATAAGAAAGGTAGATTGGGTGATTACTCACAAAAAGTTCCATATTTTATGTGGGATACAAGAGGACATGGTTTTGGTGAGGATGGTGATGCTGGTGAATCACAAACACACTTTACGTCATTGGTATTTAACCAAAGATTACAACAAATGAAATCAAACATGAATCTAACTTTAGGTGACGATTTAGGTGACGAGTTCCAAGACGGATATGTTCTTCCACCAATACGTGATTGTATTGATACGGGAAGTGGTCCACAAAAAAGTAACGACAACTATAAAGAATATACAATTTTTAGTAACACAAGACATTTAATGGAGATTGGAGGACCGTTCCATTTTACGTTCGGATTAATAAAAGGTGCTACAGCATATGATAAATTTATTGAAAATTTTGGACCGAAATAATATGTGGATAAAAGATTTATTTAGTAATAGAAAACCAAATCATTTGGTAATATATATAAATTATAAAAATTTAGAAGTAAATCTTTATAAGTTTTTAAACATGTTTACCTATGGTATTAAACCATACAAAACTATGGATGAAACCATTGAAGGTGTTAGAAAATTTATTAAAAAACATCCACACACATTAAAAGATATTATTATCACAAGTTATGGAACGGGTAAAAAATTAATTGAGTCTACTGAATCAAATGAAAAATTTGAAGAATTGATTAATACATTAAAACCATTGATGGATGAAAATACTAAAATTACATTTACAACTTGTTTTAGTGGAATTTCACATAGAAAAGTTGTTGAATTTTCTGAACATCTTAATGGGAGAGAAATATTGGCAATGAATGGTAATTACGGACTTAACAATAAAGTTATTTCATGTAAATGTAAACAAAAAGGTTATAGTGAAAGTGTAATCAAATCGCTAAAACAAAGTAAAAACGGATTAAGATACGACGAAGTTGCCATAGTAGGTGTTGTTAGGAGAAAAGAGGGTGAAGAAATTAATTGGTTAACTAGTGGAATGGCTTTTGAATACAACGAAAGAGTTAAGAAAGAAGGAATTTGTTTTGAAACAAAACAATCAAGAAATGCAATAAAATGTATGATAAATTATTTATTTAATATCCAAGATTAATGGAAAAAAAACAAATCATACTACCCTCTAAAAAATATTTTAAGGCTGAAGAAGAAGATTTAACACTTCGAATTGGACTTGATGAGACTGACACTTTATTACGTCAGGGAGATAAGGATATTATATTAGACATTGCTCAATTATTTGATAAAGAGAGAAACGAAAGTATCAAATATAAAATTTATGGTAAATTGAAAATGGTTTTTAGGAACCTATACGAAGGTGTCACTGAATATGCACCATTAAAAAGAAATTTATTTTATAGTAATTATGGGGTTCATGAAGATATTGAAAATCCTGATTATACGGGATATGTACCTTATAATGAATTTGCTTTCTTACGAAGAGATGTGTTGAGAGAAGTTATCCAAATGAATTCAGGTGACACATTAAATAGTGAAATTACATATACACCATCTTTAATCGGTACAACATATACAGGTCATACTATAACATCAGTAATGGATGCTCCTTATAAAAATTGGAATCTATATTTGAGTTACGTTTATGACCATGATAATGATTACCCGATTAAGTATACACTAACAGGTTCAACCGAACCAACAATTTACAATTTCACGGCAAAAGATGGTATACCATTTAGAGTTAGTGATAATGGTAATTATTATACATTAACATCACCTGTGGAACATGGAATGGTTGCGGGTGAATATGTCACATTATCAACAACAGGAAGTACCTTTTATAAATTATCAGGAACTACTGCGGTGGTAACAACAGATGTAATAGATAGGACATTTAACATTGAAAGTGTTGGAAATGAAGTTCATCGTTCTGAAAAATTTGTAATTAATATTTTAAAAACGGATTTAGTTGTTGGTACAACATTTAATTCAGTTGTTTTTGGAAAGAGATGTTTAGATATTAATGACATAACAGGAACAACCTCCCAATATTATGTACATAAACATAAAACACTCACATCAACAAGTGACTACATTCTAGATAAGGTCGGATTCGAATCACCAATATGGGAAGAAGAAAAAGGAATAATGAATGAAACCAGTGAAGGTGATGTTGATTATATTGTGGAACGAAATAGAATGGAATCGGTGTTGTTTGATTTTAAAGAACCTTTTTTATTATCGGGAATAACAAATAATTTAGGTTATACACCGACAGATGTTTACGTTAGTGTTATTTTTAGAAATGGTAATGGATATTTTAATTATCCACCAAAAGTTGGGTATAAGTTTAGTTTTCATGATTTATGGGTGGATATGCAGTTTAGTGGTACAACTTCAATCGAAGACACGATACCAACCACTACATTTACAAGTAATGAATCTGAAAGTTTTACCGGAGGAACTGATGTACAAATCGGTACAGTATTAACGGGTGCATTTGTTGAATATAATGAAAGTGAATTAAAAGAAAGGATAATAAGTGAATCATATCATAAATTCTCAATAAGAGAAGATATTTTTGACCATAACCAAAGTTCTTCATTAATATATTCAAACAGAGAACCTGTTGGGTTATTTTATCAACCACATTATAGGATAAAACTTAGACAATTGTCACCGTATATTGAAAGCTCAAATACCGACGAAATTTTAAATTTACCTGAGAATACAAAATATTTTGAAGAAGACGGTATTTGGAGATGGAGAGATTTATATGACCATGGTTACATTGACCCTGATGGTTATGGTACAGAATATCCATTTATTAATGGTATACATTATATTAAAAATGATATTAATTTCTATTTAAGAAATGAGGAGTTATATAAAAACAAGTTAGATGGTATAACTAAATTCAAAGATAAAAACACAACTGATTGTTAATGAAAATTTTAAGAAGTGATTTAGACAAGAATATCATTTTAAACGGCGAACAAGACTTTAAAACTGACGCAGGTTGGTCTGATAATATGCAAGAATTTGAAAATGAAACTCTTGATAAAATTATCAACCCTATTGAGAATTATGAAACTGTTAGATACATCCATAAACCATATGATGTTACGGTTAGTGGTTTGACAATACATCAATCAGATGTTTGGTTTAAATTTTATTTCTTAACTGGTAACACATATATACAAGATTACGAACCAACAGGACTTTCTTTTAAAGAGAATAACCAATTATTGGCTCAATTCAAAGAGAGTTTTTTTAGGTTAGAATTCTATAAAACACCAAATAATGAGATACCAAATAGGTCAAATAGAAGATTAGTTTTTGCTAAAAATCTATCCGTTGTTTTAGGTGAAAAATATTTTTACGAAACTATCAATTCGTTTATATATAAACCTGTTTTCACTGGTTCAAATTATAGAAATAAAGAAAACATGTATCTTTTTTGGTTTCAAGATGATTCTGCTTTTGATGAAACAACATTAACAGGTAGTACATTTTGGATGTCTGCGAAATTTTTTAATGCTGAGGACGGGTCAATTGTTGACTTTACAAATAAAAATTTAACAACAGGAACAACCGAACCAACTGAAGGTAGGATTGGAAAATCAAATAATCCCGTATTATTTTATCAAAAAGGTGTAATTGGAGATGAGGTTAATGAAGAAGAGGATATGTACTATAGGGTTGTTATTAATCGATGTGATTACACCTATCAAATATATCGAGGGGTTGATGAATGTGAATTGGATGGTTGTATTAAAATTGTTTATTAAAAATGAAAAAAAATAGATACGAATTTTTAAGAAAAGATAGTAATGTTGATTACAACATTCCATTATTTTTAAATTCATCTGTTGATGAAATGGGGGTAATGGTTGGCTTTGATGGTGACATTGAACAAGTTGAACAATTAATAAATTTTCATTATACAGGTACAACAGGTACAACAACTTTAACCATTTTTAATACGGTAAATCCTGATAAATTTAGAAAAATTATTGACCAAACATATACAATAAATTGGGGCGATGGTACCGAAACCTCAGGATTTGAGGTGAGTACGGGTGCAACATTAAATTCGTTAATTCACACCTACACTACTGGTGGTACATATAACGTCTCAATTAGTTTAGACACCCCTTGGACAAAGCAAAAATTAAGAAAACAAATAACAATACCCTTAATCGACCCAAATGATATTGACAACGAGTTTGGTCAATTCACGGGTGCAACGATACCGTCCGATGTGACATTAAATTATTTAAATAATCTTGACTACACAAATAACACAGGTTATACTACATTTACGTATCTATCAATCGGTAGAAGTAGATTAAATGAGTTAAAAAAATATGGACAAACAGGATACACCCAAACCTTAACAACGGGAGTTACCGATAACACTAATTGGACGGGTTATACAATTGAAAACTTACAATATCGAGATTATTCTGATGGGTATACAATGATAACGGGTACTACAAGTGGATTTACAAAAGAAGAAGTTTTCAATTTAGCAATAACAAGAAACGAACATTTTTTAGGTTTTGTGGATGAACCAACAGTTTATTCTGACGTTTTTGTTGAGAGGGGTAAACAAGGAGTTATGGAAAAAAACCTCAGGTTGGGTGAATTGGATAATGTTGGTGAAATAGATATCTACGGAAATGGATATTTTAAAGTAAGAAAACAATAAAAATTATATTTATTATTAAAAGATTATGGCAGTTGGAAGTTACGGTATTGTTAGACCAGCAGATGTCTCACCAGCGGACGTAGAGATTTTATATCACTATGTATCTGGAAGAACCACATCCGCTGATGCCACAATAAAAAAATTAGATTCCGAAGATGTATTAAGTCCAATATTTCACAACGGTGAAACTGGCGGAACTGACAACGTGGAATTGATTGGTGGTTTATATAACCTTAAATTATCCGCTGATGATTTTAGTGAACTTGGTATATATACACTACAAATTAGACCAAAACAAATTAGGACATCTATAATTGATTGTGGTATTTTGGCGTCTCTACCTTCTGTTAGAGGTTTGGTTATTGATTTATCAAACGTTCCTGATGAGGATAGAAATAAATTCACACCACAAGGATTGGTTGGATACAGGATTGAGTATCTAAACAACACTGACGGTACAAAAATAAATAATTTCTATAGAATTGTAACATCTTCTTTTTATTGTACCCCAATTGTTTCCAACTTAACGAGTACGACACAAAAAGCAATTAGATATCAATATACTGAAAGTGTATCGAATCTTATGTTTTTAACTGTAACACCTTCATCTGCACCATCAAGTAAACCAAATACGGTTCCATTTATTGGTGAACCAGGTCAAAATATTATTATAACAAATACTTTCTTCAATCCAACAACAGTTGAAATTGAAATGGTTGAACATGACTCCTCAACATTGGCACATGCACTTTATGGTAACCAAAGTAAGGCGGTTAGTTCGGGTATATACACCATTTATAACAATAATGAAAATAACAATATCTACAAACAGTATAACCTATTTGAAGTTAAAGATGAGTTTAACGAAACACTTTATGAGGTTAGAGAAGAAAGAACAGATATTGATGAGACATTAAATTTCGATGATATTACAGAATAATGGCAAGAAGAAAAGTTCCAAGTCAAGCTGCAACTGGTGCAGACACATTTAGTGATAGTATAGTTGGTAGACAAATTACTGACGGCACTAGTCAATTGACTAATACGAGCTTTGCTCTTGACAGGGTTATACCAGAAAAGGATACAAAAAATTTCAAATCAGGTAAGTTTTCGGATTTTTTAACTTTAGAAGACTTAAAAGAAGAGGTAAACACTTCATTTGAAAAAACCACCACTGAAAGAAAAAAAGAAATTAAATTTAAATCATCAAAAAACGATGCGGGTAAATCTCTTTTCGGTTCTTTAAAAAGTAGAATCGGTGCATCATTAATTAGAATAATAAAAAACTACCCTGCTGGTATCTTAATCGATAAGGATAGTTTAGTTAAATCGACAAATAGCGGTTTTACTGCTTATGATGTCACTTATGATTTGAACTTCAACACAACAGAATTTAGTGTCGATTTTTCAAAATTATACAATCCTTTCGATGTAATTTTTAAAACACCCGAAAGTTCCACTATAGTTAATAGTGAAAATAAAGTAAGAGACTTCTTCCAATCATTTACAAAATATGTGATAGAAATCTCGGGTAATCAATATCCTATTCTTTTTTATACCGAACCAAATAATGTTAACATTATTAAGTTAAAAGTTTCGGGAAAACCTTTTACAACAAATTATTCAGAAAACATTTTAATTAAACCAAATAATGGTGTAGTTGAAGAGTTTTATGGGATGTTGGATGATTTAGAAAGTTCACTACTTAATAGAGAAACTAACCCCAAGTATACTGCAACCTTTAAAGTCCCACGTGATAGTTTTGATGGTTCTAAAACATCATTAATTGACGTAGATGTTACATGGCCAATATCGAAAGATGAATGGAACATAAAAATTATTGGTTTAGATTACGAAAACTATATCGGAGAATTAACCGATATATCAGATGAAATTGACAATTATAAATCTAATCTATTTGTTAGATTTATGTCTTCACCACAACTTTATGAATTCGATACTGATGATAAAAGAGTTGAATCTGTTTTTCAATTATACGGACAAAGTTTTGACAAGGTAAAGAAATACATAGAGAACATTGCTTATATGAGAAATATAAGTTATGATGGTGTAAACAACTTACCTGATATATTATTAAAAAACCTATCAAACACATTAGGATTATCAACTGTTAATTTATTTGATGAGAAAGGTATTGACGAAATGTTATATACCAGACAAGAAAGTGTATATGATGGGGTTGGTGTGGGTACTAATTTGGTAGATGCAGAATATGAGTTTTATAGAAGAATTCTTGTAAACCTATCCTACATATATAAATCAAAAGGTACAAAGTCGGCAATTGAATTTTTTTTAAGATTTATTGGTGCACCGGAACCAATGGTTAAAATTGATGAATATGTTTATGAAATAAAATCATATCCTAAATCTTTCAATTTAGAGGATGAAATTTGGGATGTTATTGAGGGTGTTAAAAATTATACAATATTAGAATTTGATGTTGATAGTTACACATACACCACAGGATTAACAACACCATCAATAACATACGATAGAACTGAATACCCGATAGTTGAAAACACATCATACCCTCGTACTATTTTTGATGTTGAGAGTGATATGTTTTTTGAAAAGGGTGCGGGATGGTATGAAAAAACATTAGACCATAGGTCATCAAATATTTTAGACACAGAAAATTCTGTATTAACTGGAAGAACAAAAACTATTAAAACTAAAAGTAAACCATTTACATATGGAGAAGATTACTTTGATGTTTATAGAACATTACCAGGATTGGATACGGGATTTGAAATTGAATCGATAGTTGACAACAGAAAAAGAGAAATATATGGTGAAGAACCCTCAAAAATTCTTAACAGAAAAAATATACACATCTTTTTGTCAACCGCACAATCGATTGATTATGACATTTATAGAAAGACAAGAGAATTAGAATTATCATTTGGAACCAATAATCAATTAACTCCACAAACAGGAATTACATTTGCGGAATTCGTTGATAAAATGATACACCAACAAATTAAAAATTCACATTCAGTTAAGTATAGAAAAAATTATATTAGATTAGAAGATATTTTTAGAGACTATATTAACAGTACACAATTTACCCCATATCGACTTTCAGATTTAAATCTGTTTGTTAAGAAAATGAGTCCATATTGGGTAAAAATAATTGAACAATTTATTCCTGCAACGACACAATGGTTAGGTGGTAATTTAATTGAAAACAATATTTTTGGTCGACCAAAATATCAATATAGATTTGGTTGTCAACCAAAAGAATTTATAGAACAATTATATCCTGATTTTGAAACTGCGATAGAAGAAGATTTGGAAACCTTAATGGGTGATGAAGATAATTTTAGAACACCATTAAGTGCGAGAACAATTACCTATACACCTGTAATCGTTATTGATGACATGGAGTATGTTGGTGAGGATATAATTGTTAGTGGTACGACTAGTGTAACAGGTATTAGTGCCAAGTTATTTGATTCATTTAACGTCGACACATGTTCAGGTGAAGTTTCTGGTAACCCATTAAATGGATTACCATTAGTGTGTGATTATAAAGTTTATTTAAATCCCGATGTTACCGCGATAAAAGAATTATGGGTGGTATCTTTAGAGAATTTAATAAACGACATCAACACAGAAGATACAATTGATAAAGCCGGTTGTATTAGTGACTATGAACCATTTACTTCATTCACCGAATCATCATCTTGTACTCAAATATCAAAACCAAAAATAAAACATGAATTTTTTGTTGACGTTGACGGTATTGAAAAAATTAAATTTAATTCGATAAAATATGGTCCTAATGATTGTTCATTAGAATATTTCGAATACAAATTTGATACAACAACAATACCTTTAACAGGAACTTGTGGTAGTGATATTGCCATCGAATCAGTTTGTTACATTTATACAGGGGCAACTGATTGTATAATGACGAGTGATTTAACATTAACAATAACTGGTAGTACTTTTTTAATACAGAGTGGTAACACAATTAATAATTGGCCAATTTACATACACAGAAATTGTGAATATGGACCGAATGTGGGGACTGGTTATGGTGAGGTAGGGATACTACAACAAACTTCTGAAAATACATGTCAATTTTTATTATCTGATGTTAGAGAGAATGATGTTATTGACTTATTATTTACTGATGCCAATAACTGTGATTTAAAAGTAAAAATTGAAGGTCTACAAATAAAGTATGTTGAAATACCACATGAGGATAATCCATTAACTGAAGATATTGAGTCTTACCCATTATTGATTAATACGGGGTATACTATTACACCTAAAGTACAATATAGAAATACATATAACTACGGATTAAAATCCGATTCTTATGTTTTATTAAAAACAGGAACAACAAATAATCCCGAGAGTTGTGTACCAACATTGGTAAGAGATTTATTATCGGAATGTGACACATTAACGGGTAAAACTATTTTAACAGCAAATTACAAAGATTGTAATGAATATAACTACCAACAAATTAAAGACGGTAGAGAAGTCAATGATTTTAAATTTACCTTTGATTATTCGGCAAGTACCATTTCCAGTATTGAGACCTTAGGTTCAATAAAGAAAAATTCAATTACAGGTGAAACATCATCAGGAGAATATGAAGTGTTTGAGGTTTTACCAACCACAAAGTTACGAGTTTACACTAGAAATCAAGTAGATGATAATGGGATTGTTACTGGTACAAGTAAAAATTATTTCTTTACTGAAAGATACCCTGAAGAACTTGTTATTAAACCTGAACAAATTGAACCATGTTGTGATTATCCTAAAGATTATTACGAATTTGGTGATTTTTTAATTAACCAAAACGGAGAACTTATTGAAGTTCTTTCAATTAATTTAGATTATTGTACACCTGACATTTATTACCTAATAAATTTAGATAATGACGTAGTGGGTGGACAAATCTACAATGAAAATTTCATTGTTTTTAACGGTAATCAAAATCAACAATTATTGTTGGAGCACAGTTACATTAAATTTAGTAATGATAATTTTGATTTACAACAATATTATGCAAATGGTTGTGGAGATTGTGTTGATAGTAACCCAATAAATTCCATAGAATCGTTAACTAGAAATTTAGATGGGTTGGATATTTGTGATATGGTTCCGGTGGTCGAGTGTGGTGATGAACCTTACTTAGATTGTACGATAGACGGAAGTATTGTTGAAATAACACCTACTCCAACGCCAACACCAACTCCTACTCCAACACCAACACCAACATTGGATTGTAATTTGGATGGTGACATTGTAGTGGTTGACACAACACCTACACCAACGCCGACTCCAACTCCTACGCCGACCCCAACACCAACTCCTACACCAACTCCTACACCAACACCGACTCCAACCCCTACACCAACATTAGATTGTAATTTGGAAGGTGAAATAGAATTAATTACCCCTACTCCTACACCAACCCCTACACCAACCCCCACACCAACAGAAGTTGAGGTAACACCTACGCCAACTCCTACACCAACACCAGTATCGAGTTTAACACCAACCCCTACACCTACTCCTACTCCTACACCAACGCCAACACCGGTAGAAAGTTTAACGCCTACTCCTACACCTACACCTACACCAACTCCTACAGAAGTTGAGATAACACCTACACCTACACCAACTCCTACAGAAGTTGAGATAACACCTACACCTACACCGACTCCTGTTGAGAGTTTAACTCCTACACCAACGCCGACACCTACAGAAGTTGAGATAACACCTACGCCAACTCCAACACCAACACCGGTGGAAAGTTTAACGCCGACACCAACTCCTACACCTACACCAACTCCTACACCTGTTGAAAGTTTAACCCCAACACCTACACCAACTCCTACACCAACACCAACACCAACAGAAGTTGAGGTAACGCCAACTCCTACACC